TCCCCGACGCTCCGAAGCCGAAGGGCAAGGGGAAGGCCAAGCCGGTGCCCATCCAGGTCGTCGAGACCACGCCGCAGGGCGGGGACGACGAGCCGACGGGTGATGCACCCGACGAGCATCCAGATGTGGAAGCGGCGCCGGACGCAGAGCCGGCGCCGACCGAGGGGTAGCGCGACGCGCGCGCAGAACCCTCCATCGGTCGGGAGTGGGGGCCTTCGGGCCCCCGTTTCCGTTCGGGGCTTGCGTGGCTGGTTCCGTCGCCGGCGACGGGGGCCCAGGCAGCTCACCGTCGTCGCCGACGGAGCCGTCATCGCCGAAGAACTGCGACGCGAGCTCGCGAAGCGCGGCATGTGCATCGGTGACGTCCGGTGAGCTTCACCTACGACCCGACGATCGACGCCGGCAAGGTCCGTCTGCTCATCAGCGACACGAACACCCTCGACCCGTCGCGTCAGATCTTCAGCGACGACGAGATCGATGCGTTCATGGCGCTCGAGTCCAACGTCTTCTACGCCGCGGCGAACGCACTCACGGCCATCGCCGGCAACGAAGCGCAGGTGCTCAAGGTCATCAAGAGCCTCGACCTGCAGACGGACGGCGAGGCGACCACGGCGGGGATCCTCGCCGTCGCGAAGGAATACCGCGCGCGCGGTGACATCTACGCCGGTCCGGACGCGGGCTTCGCCATCGCGGAGTTCGTCGAGACGACGTTCCAGTGGGACGAGAAGGTCTTCAAAGAGCTGCTCCGCACGGGGCTGTAGGGAGGAAACGACATGGCACGCACGAACCTCGTACCGGACGTCATCGATCCGATCGCAGGCAAGATCACGCCGACGGTGCAGACCGTCGACCAGGCCAACGGCAACATGTTCGACGCGAACGACCGCGTCATCCTGCGCGTGGCGAACACGAACGCGGCGACGCGCACCGTGACGATCACGCCGGGCGTCCGGCCCAACGGCTTCACGACGACGCCGCTGACCTTCGTCGTCCCGGTGACCACCGGCGTGGCGTACATCGGTCCGTTCCCGGTGTCGGTCTTCGGGCAGGCGTCAGGGACGGACGCCGGCAAGGTGTACGTCAACATCGACGCCTCGGCCGGCGTGACCTTCGAGCTCATCCGGATCCCGTGAGCCGCAAGCTCGCGACGTTCCTGTGCTTCGGCGCAGCGGCGCTGCTCATGCTCGCGGCGGCCTTCGGCGGCGCCCATCGGCTCAACCTCTTCGATCTCGGGCTCGCCGCGTTCTTCGCCGGCTTCGCCGTGAAGGAGATGCCGTAGCTATGCCGCGCCCCGGGTCCTCCGTCGTGTCGCCGAAGCTGTACGACGACATCGCGGACTACTTCCCCCACCTCGTGACGATCAAGCGGCCACAGACGACGCGGGCGCCGTCCGGGGCCGTCGTCAACGGAGATCCGGTGCTGTTCCTGAACGCCGTCCCGGCGCGCGTGCTCCCGCTCGGCTCCGTCGGGATGCGCAAGCCGACGACGGGCGAGATCCGCCGCGCGGACGGGACGATCGTGACCAACCCCGTCGACGTCGAGCTCAATGGCGCCTACGAAGGCATCGAGGTCACCGACGTCGCCGAGTTCGACGGCAAGACGTGGAACATCTTGAACGTCTTCGCGGCGCCGGCCGACGGACGCACCGTGCTGCAGATGGAGTTCGTCGAGTGAACGTCTCCGTCCGGGTCGTTGGCGCCGACAAGGTGCACGCGCAGATGCTGGCCATCCAAGCGGGGCTGCGGTCCGGTGCCTTCGCCGCCGCCATGCTCGCCGGCGCGAAGCTCATCGAGGCCGAGGCCAAGCGTCAGGCGCCGGTGAAGACGGGCACGCTCAGCAGGTCCATCACCACGGAGCTCGCGGAGTCGTCCGAAACGCACGTGCTCGTCGAGATCGGCACGAACCTCGTGTACGCGGCCGTCCAGGAGTTCGGCGGCACGATCACGGCTCGCAACGCGCCCTACCTCGTCTTCCAGACCGACGACGGTCAGTGGCACTCGGTGCGCTCGGTGACGATCCCCGCGCACCCGTACCTGCGTCCAGCTGCGGACATCGCGGGCCCGCTGGCCATCGCCTTCGTCGCCGGCGAGATCACGAAGCTCCTCGAGGTCGCGTGACGATCGAGGAGGCGCTGAAGACGCATCTCGCGAACAACGCGGCGGTGGGCGAGCTCGTCATCGATCGCGTGTATCCCGTGCTCCTGCCGCCGCGCGCGCAGATGCCGGCGATCGCCTACCAGCGCATCGACACGGTGCACGACGCGATGACGCACGACGAGCGTTCCTCGTCGTCGCTCGTGCGCCCGCGCTTCCAGCTCAACTGCTACGACGACGATTACGACGGCGCGCATGTGCTCGCCACGGCCGTTCGTCAAGCGCTCCGCGGGTACAGCGGGCTCCTCGGCGGATTGCAACAGGTCGCCGGGTGCGAAGTCGTCACGCAGCAGGATAACTACGACACGGAGACGCAACGATTCCGCGTGATCGTCGACATGCAGTTCCGGACGCTGGAGGACTAGGAGAGATGACGGACCGCTCGTATGAAGCCGACGAACCGCGCGAGTTCACGTGGGCGGGCGTGCCGATGTACCGCTGCCCGGTCGAAGCGTGTTCGTGGTCGCACGAGGACCGCGACGCCGTGATCGAGCACATCAACGAGACGGGGCACGTCGGGCCGGACCCCGAGCCGCACGACGTCGAGATTCCGCCGGAATCCGCGCCGACGTTGTCCGCGAAACCCCCGACCCCGGTCGGGACGGATGAGGGAGGCACCAAGTGAAATACGCGGCGTTCGGAACGCAGTTGCAGATGGGCGACGGCGGGACGCCGACCGAGACCTTCGCGACCATCCAGGGTCTGTCGAAGCTCGGAGGCCCGCAGCTGACGCTCGACGAGATCGACGTGACGTCGCACGACTCGCCCGGCGGTTACGAGGAGGTCGTGATGACCATCCTGCGCTCCGGGTTGGTGGCGGTCACGATCATGTACGACCCGCCCGCGGCCACCCACAACAAGACGACGGGGCTGCTGAAGAAGTACCAGAGCCGGACGAAGACGAACTTCAAGCTGATCCTTCCGGACATCGGCCTCTCGACGTGGACCTTCGCGGGATACGTGAAGGACTTCGGGATGACCAACGACACGACCGCAGCGATGGAGGCGGCCGTCAACATCAAGGTCACGGGCGCCGTCGTCCCGGTCTAGGACGGATCGGATGGGCATCGACGATGACGACAGGCCCGAATGGGCGGAAAGGTTGGAAAAAGAGATGACCGACCTCGCATCTGAACTGACGCAGGCGCTCGCGGATCTCGCCGCAGCGGACGATGCCGCTGGCACCAGAGTCGCCGCGAGCATCAAGGATCTGACCGACCAGCTCGCGGCAGCCAACGCGCTGACGCCGGCGGTGCAGTCCGCGATCACGGCGATCGCCACCGAGACGCAGAAGATCGCGAACATCGACGCGCCGCCCGCACCACCGGTCACCCCGTAACGCACGCAACGGTTTCTGGCCATAGCAAGAGCAGCGAAAGGAGCAGCGGTCGTGCCTGAGGCACCGAAGCAAGAGGCGCAGAACGGATCGAGCGGACCGAAGCTCCTCGGCCGCGAGGACATCCTCCGCGCCGAGGACTTCAAGACGGAGGACGTTGCCGTTCCCGAGTGGGGCGGCGTCGTCCGGGTGAAGTCGCTGACGGGTGACGAACGCGATGCGTTCGAGGCGCAGATCCGCGACGCGCGCAAGGACGGAACGTTCCGGCCGAACCCGGCGAAGGTGCGCTCCAAGCTCATCGCCATGACGGTCATCGACGAGAAGGGACGCAAGCTCTTCTCGCACGACGACGTCGTCGCACTCGGCAAGAAGTCGGCAGCCGCCATCGAGCGCGTGTGGGAGGTCGCCTGCCGTCTCTCCGGTCTGTCGAAGGAAGACGCCGATGAGATGAGCCGGGATTTAGGCAGCGCCCCGAACGACGACGGTACATCTGCTGGGCGTTAGCGTCCGGGCTGCCTGTTGACGAGTGGCTGAAGCGGTTCTCATCGCGTGACCTGACCGAGCTGTTCGCGTTCGAAGAGGAGTACGGACCGCTCGATCTCGCGACGCGCATGGACGCGCTCATCGCTCACCTGGCAGCCAACTTCGCCGCCATGTTCGCCAAAGAGGACACCGAGATTCGGATCACCGACTTCTTGCCGCGCTGGGCTGCTCCGCCTGAGCAGACGCGCGAGCAGGAGGTCGCCGCCGGACGCGCGCTGATCGGGATGCTGTCGTGACGACGGTCGACCGCGTCCTCGTCGAGTTCGTCGGCACTGCGGACAGCGTCATGCGCGCGGCGGGTGAAACGGTCGCGGCGACAGACAAGGTCGCTGCGGCGTCGAAGGCCGCGTCTGCCGAGACGGCCGCGCTCGGGACGAAGAGCACGACGTCGTTCGCGTCGATGGGCAGCGCGGCATCCAAGCTCGGCGGCACACTCACGCGCGACCTGACGGTTCCGATCGTCGCGGTCGGTGCCGTCAGCATCAAGATGGCGAGCGACTTCCAGTCGGCGATGCTCTTGATCCACACCCAGGCCGGTGCGTCGACGCAGGAAGTGCAGAAGATGACGCAGGCGGTTCTCGACATGGCACCGGCCGTCGGGTTCGGTCCGAAGGCGCTCGCCGACGCGCTGTATCACATCGAGTCGATCGGGCTCCGCGGTGGGGCGGCGCTCGACACGCTGAAGTTCGCGGCCGAGGGCGCGCAGGTCGGCATGGCGAACCTCGAGGACGTCGCCAACGCGCTCGGCGCGATCATGATCTCGGGGATGAAGGGCGTCTCCGGCGCGGCGGACGCCATGGGGCAGATGAACGCCATCGTCGGCGCCGGGAACATCCGGATGCAGGATCTCGCGTCCGCGATGGGCAACCTCATCCCGATCTCGGTGTCGGCAGGACTCTCTCTCAAATCGGTCGGCGCCGGCCTGACGTTCCTCACCGACATGGGCATGCCGGCCGAAGAGGCGGCGACGCGCCTGCGCATGGCCATCGCGCTCATGGTCGGACCGTCGAAGGTCGCCGCGGACAACCTGAACGCGCTCGGGATGAGCGCGAGCGACATCCAGGCGCACTTCGCCAACGCGCCGGCGGCGCTGCAGAAGGTCGGCATGTCGATCACGACGCTCGGCAACGACCTGCGCCAGCCAGACGGACTGTTCGTCGCGTTGTCCGACCTGCGCGCCCATCTCGATGCGACGGAGAAGAGTCTCGGTCTGACAGGCAACGCGGCTCTCGACTTCGAGGCCGCGTTCGTCAAGGCTTCGTTCGGCGGCGCGAAGATGGGTACGGCCGTCATGGCGCTGCTCGAGAACCTGCCTCGTCTGCAGGGCAAGTACGAGCAGATCAGCAAGGCGACCATGGGGTTCGGCGACGCGTGGACCCAGACGTCGCAGACGACGCGCGTCGCGATCAATCAGGCGCTCGCAACGCTGTCCGTCGCCGCGATCAAGATCGGCGCCGACCTGGTGCCGGCGGTGAAGGACGCGGCGAGTTTCCTCGAGGGCCTCGCGAAGGCGTGGTCCGACCTGTCGCCCGGGATGCAGAAGGCGATCATCGACTTCGCGCTCGTGCTCGCCGTGCTCGGTCCGATGCTCAAGATGTTCGGCACGCTCGTGTCGGTCGTGAAGAGCGTCCAGACGCTCTTCGGCGGCCTCAAGACCGTCGTGGGCTGGATCGCCGGGCTCGGCTCGGAATCTGGCGCCGCGGCCGTCGAGGTCGGCGCAGCGACGCTCAGCATGGGCACGGCCTTCGGGGTTCTCGGCGCGGCGATTGCCGGCTACGCCATCGGAACGGTGATCGACAAAACGGTCGTGCAGCCGATCATCTCCGGCATCGAGAAGGCGCACGACGTCGTCGCGCGCAATACCGAGGACATGAAGAACCGTTTCGTCACGTCGCTCGGCGAGATGAAGGGGGTCTCGTCAACTGACATGGCCTCGATCGTCTCCGACCTGAACTCGCTC